ACAGGCGATCCAGCAGTTCGGTCCACAAGCGATGGACATTGCTGATCGTCAATTCCGAGAAGCCCAACAAATTGAAGCCCAAGGAGCAGAGTAATGGTCGAGAGAGTTCAGATGGAGACCGGGGTGACCGGTCCTGAGGCACCCACTGAGGAAGTAAAGGCTGAGACCACGGAGCGCCCTGAGTGGTTGCCCGAGAAGTTTGAGTCAGCCGAAGCGATGGCTAAGGCTTATGGGGAGCTTGAGTCCAAGATGGGCGGCAACGCCCCTGAAGGTGAGCAAGCGGAGTCCTCAGACGATGAGGAATACGAATACGAATACGAGGAAGGCGAAGCTACGCCTGAGTCCACCGGGATCTCCGTCGAAGCGATGGAGGAGTTCTCTAACGAGTTCTACGAGAACGGCGATCTGTCCACCGAGTCTTTGGAGCGGATCGAGAAGGAGTTCAACATTCCTCAAGACATCGCCAAAGCCTACGTCGAAGGTCAGAAGGCGCTGGTCGAGCAGACTCGTAACTCCATCTACAACGAAGTAGGTGGCAAGGATAGCTACGATGCCATGTTGGATTGGGCTAGAGACTCACTTCCCGAAGCTGAGATTGCAGCCTATGACGCAGCTATTGTCTCCAACGACATGAACACTGCGAAGATGGTGGCTAAGGGTCTACATGCTCAGTTCACCGAAGCCAGTGGTAAAGCCCCAGCGTTAGCCCGTGGATCTGCCTCCGCCATTGGTGGTGGTGAGGGTTACCAAAGCTGGCAACAGGTGTCTGCGGACATGCGGAACCCGAAGTATCGCACCGACCCTGCATACCGAGACCAAGTCGCACAGCGGCTATCTGTCTCTAAACTAAAATAAGGAGTGAACGATGAAGCCTGGATACAAGACCACTGAGTTCTGGATGGCATTAGGTGCCGCCACCATTGGTGCTGCAACGGCTTCTGGAGTCATTCCATCTGATGGAGCTTTAGCACAAGCCATCGGCTTGATTGCAACGGCACTGGTAGCCCTTGGCTACACTGGTGCTCGCTTTGCGCTGAAGAAGCAGCCTCAGAAGTAAGAGAATTAGGCCCGGTGTTCGGGTCTATGTTTGGTTGAGTGTTAAGTCGAAAACTCAAAACACTACAAGCGCGGCCCGTCGAGGCGGATAACCGGACAGTCAGAGGTGTGCATTGAGCCTGTCGTCTAAACCCGACTTGTTTCAGTTGTGCCTTTAACTAATCAGGAGATTCTAAAATGGGCAACATGACTGCCTCCCGCGTGGGGCAAGTAGGTGGATCAGGTGACGCACAGGCGTTGTTCCTGAAGACTTTTTCCGGTGAGGTGCTCTCAGCGTTTGAAGAACGCAACGTGATGATGCCTCTTCACACTGTTCGGACGATCCAAAGTGGTAAGTCTGCACAGTTCCCGATGACTGGTGTGGCGACTGCTGCTTACCATGTCCCCGGCAACGAGATCACTGGAACGGCGATTAACCACGCCGAACGAGTCATCTCGATTGACAACCTGCTGACTGCGTCTGCATTTATCGCGTCAATCGACGACGCAATGAATCATTACGACGTTCGTAGCATCTACACCCGTGAGATCGGCTACGCTCTTGCGAACCACTGCGACAAGGCTGTGATTCGCACGGCTATCGCTGGCTCGCTGGACACGACCGATGCGATGGGCAACACCGCCGGTGGCAACAAGACCACTGGCTCTACTGGCGATGGTCTGGTAGGCGCTCTGCTTGATGCGGCGCAAACTCTGGACGAGCGTGACGTTCCCCAAGGGGACCGCTACGCCGTGGTGACGCCTGAGATGTTCTACAAGGTTCTCAAGGCGACGGGTGACACCAACCAATCGGGCTACGTCCTGAACCGGGACTTCGGCGGCACTGCCTCCCCAACCCAAGGCGGCTCGCAAGCCCTCATGGTTGGTGGCATCCAGGTGCTTATGTCGAACCACATCCCGACTGCGGATGAGGGCACGGCTACGGGCGCTCTTGGTGATGGCACGGACGGTGTCCGCAACGACCCGTTCGTTGACGCGGGCGCGTCGGGCGCTAGTGCTGGTGAAGGCTACTCCGGTATCGACTTCACGGGCTACGAAGGCGTGGTCTTCCACCGCTCTGGCATGGGCACGGTTAAGCTCCTCGACCTCGCGGTTGAGAGCGATTACTTGGTCCAGAACCAAGGCACGCTCATGGTGGCGAAGTATGCCATGGGCCACAACTTCCTGCGTGCGGAAGCCTGCATTGGCCTCAAGGCATCGTAGTAGCTGAGTTGATCTGATATTGGGCTGGGTTCCTTCGGGAACTCAGTCCTCTTACTTACACAAGAGAGGAACTGACTATGGCGATGTCTGGCACGACAAAGCTCAACGCTGTAAATACCATTCTGTCAGCGGTAGGCGAGGCACCTGTCAACAACTTGGCCAATGTCACTGCGGATGTTCGTGTTGCCGAGTCAGTTCTTGATGAGGTCAGCCGGGAAGTCCAAAGCGTCCCGCACCACTTCAACACCGTTAAGAATGTCGAGCTTCACCCCGACTCAACTGGCGAAGTCAACCTAGCCAGTAACGTGGTTCGGGTAGACCTTGAAGACGACAACGTGTCTTCGGACTACGACGTAGTCATTCGGGGAACCAAGTTGTTCAACCGGAAGACCAACTCTTACACCTTCCCTACGACCCTGAAATACACCGTCGTCTCTTTGATGGAATGGGACTTCCTCCCAGAGCCCGCAAAGCGATACATAATGATTCGTGCTGCACGGATCTACCAAGACCGTGTCTTGGGATCAGAGAAGATCTCAGCGTTCACCCGAGGTGACGAGATGGCTGCTTTGGTGGCCCTACGTGAGTTCGAGATGGAGAGCGCAGATTATTCCGTATTCGACAGCTACGACGTAGCTCGAATCATCGACCGCACATCCGTCATTAACCGTCTTAGCAGAGGCTAAATATGCTGGTCAGCAAGACTCTTCCCAACCTAATCAATGGGGTCTCTCAACAGCCTGATGCGCTGCGGATGGACACCCAATGCACGGCGCAGGAGAACGCCTATCCCTCAGTGGTTGAAGGGTTGACGAAGAGACTTCCGACTGAGCACGTAGCACAGACGAACTTGGCGGCTGATGCTAAGACGTTCGTTCACACCATCAACAGAGAAGCTCCAGAGCAATACACAGTTATCCTCCGCGATAAACTGATCCGCGTCTACGACAAAGACGGGGCGCTCAAGACTGTTGAGATGGGCACTGGAACAGGGACCAACAACGCCGACGTTACCTACTTAGACACTGGGAACGCCGATACGTCATTGAAGGCGCTGACGATTGCTGATGTGACCTACATCGTCAACACCGAGAAGACCACGGCGATGACGGGGACCACAACGACTTCGGTATCCCCGCATGAAGCGTTAATCTTCATCAACCAAGCCTTTGCTAGCTCAAGCTACACGGTAGACATCGAGCAGCCAGGGGCGAGCGGGACCATTAGTTCAACAGAAACCGCTGGTGAACCTGGCGATGCCGTCACAATCGCTACCAATATAGCGAACGACTTAAACACACTTAGCTCCCCCAGCGCACTACAGCACACATCCCCAACAACCAGCGTTTCTAATTTTCAGACTGGAGGGGGCGGCACTGTTAATGTCCAAAACAAGTATGTAGGCCAGTCGTTCACCGCCACGTCTACGGACCCCTTAGTGTCTTTTACTTGGAAGTCAGACGTAGACCTTTCTGACAAGACGTTTTATTGGTCGCTTCACTCGGCTGATCCAAGCACTGGTGCTCCCACATCTAACTTTGACGCTGGAGGCCAACTCACAACCGGAACGTGGCAGACTGGCCCAGTGGCCAACGCTACGCAGCAAGTCAATTTTGGAACCGTTTACCCTACGGGAAACCCGTTTGTCCCTACTGTTGGGACGCGCTACTGGATTCGGTGCTCATACGCCAATGTAGGACCAAAGCCAGTTCCCCGAGGGTGGCTACACGATACAGCGGGTTACGCCACTGGAGAGTCCTACTACAACGGGGCGGTTCAATCTGGGGACTTCTGGTTCAAGGTTAACGTGGCTGGAGCTACGTCTGGAGCAATCAATGCAGAGGCCAGTGGTCCCGTAATCTACGTGTCGTCGAACGAGCCTTTCGACATCAAAGGCACGAACAGTTACACGGACAACTACATTGATGTCTTCAAAGGCTCCGCTCAGAAGCTTTCTGATCTTCCAGTCCAAGCCAAGGACGGGATGATTATGAAGATCGCAGGGAGCGTGGACGCAGGGGAAGACGACTACTACTTGAAGTTCGTCTCCAACGCTCAGGGCATCACTGGTGGCGGCAACATTGGCCCTGGTGTTTGGGAAGAGTGCGCGGGGCCAGGGATTGAGGACGGGCTAGAGCCGGACGCTTCAACCATGCCTCACTTGCTTATCAAGCAAGCAAACGGGACGTTTGTCTTTAAGCGTGCGGATGGTGAGAACCACACTAGCGGTTCTGATACCTACGACTACAGCACGTTTAAGTGGGGGTCGCGACTCGCAGGAGACAAGCTCACAAACCCTGACCCCACGTTCATCGGCAGGACCATCAACAACCTGTTCTTGTTCAAGAACCGCTTTGGGATCTTGTCTGATGAGAACATCGTGATGAGTGAGGCTGGGGAGTTCTTCAACTTCTTCAGAGCCACCGCGATTGATCTACTGGACACAGCGCCGATCGACATTGCTTCTGCAAGCAGTGAAGTGTCCATCTTACGACACGCGGTTCCACTGGCTGAAAAGCTAGTAATCCTCTCGGATGCCGGTCAGTTCATCCTTCAATCGGATACTGCCTTGTCGTCCAAGACGGTCGCGATGGCCCGTTCAACGGCCTACAACATCCTTAAAGATGCCGAGCCTAGTGCTTCGGAGAACGCAGTGTTCTTCGCGTTCAACCGTGGCTCCTTCTCTGGCGTTCGCGAATACATCCCTTCGGATGTCGAAGACAACTTTGAAGCCATCGACATCAGCGCACAGATCCCCAAATACATCCCAGGGAAGATCACCAAGATCGTCGCGGCTAACCATGAGAACGTAGTGTTCTGCATGACTGAAGGAGACCCCGATGCTCTGTATGTCTACAACTACTACAACGGTGATCGGCAGCGCATCCAGAGCGCATGGCACCGCTGGGAGTTTGGGACTGGAGCTAAGATCCTCAACATCGACCTGATCGACACTGACCTCTACCTGACTGTCTATAGGACTGGCGGGGTGTTCATTGAAAAGATGGCGATTGAGGTCGGCAAGACGGACTCTGGGTCTAACTACGTCGCTCGGCTTGACCGAAGGGTATCGAACACAAGCACGGGAGTATCAGTCAACGGGAAGCTGGTCACTTTGCCTTACTCCGTCACCAGCGGAAGAACCATTGAAGTGATGACAGCAGCCGGTAAACGGCTTCCAGCCGTCCCCGATGGCGGTAGTCAGGTCACGTTTGACGTTGGCGAAGACATGACTGGTGTTTCGTTCTTTGCAGGCGAACCCTACACGATGTCATACACGTTCTCTGACCTAGTCCTTAGAGAGCAAACCAAAACAGGCGGATTGGCCGTGATGACCGATGGTCGAATCCAAGTCCGCTACGGCACGATCACGTTCGGCGAAAGCGGTTCGTTCAATGTTGCCGTCACCCCAGACTTCCGAGACACCAGCACTCACACGTTCACAGGACGAATCTTGGGCGCAGGCTCAATGAAGTTAGGGGAGGTTCCGCTGGAGTCTGGGGAGCTACGTTTCCCTGTCTTCTCTAAGGCAGACCAAGTCAACATCACTGTCACCAATGACGCTCCGCTTCCCTGTAATCTGCTATCAGCAGAATATGAGATTTCATGGAATCCACGCAGCCGTCGTATGTAGCGAACCTTGCAGTCCGTCGATCTACAGAAGCGGACTGTAAGTTCCTATCTAGGCACCTAAGAAAAGCGGACTACAACGAAGTCAAAGCGGTGCTTGGAGAAGTCACGGCTGACGGCTTGTTGTTCTCCATGCACTGCACGGAGGAACCATACACCATCACAGATGACGGCATTCCTGCTGGCATCTTTGGAGTAGCACCAGTCAGTGACGGTGTAGGAGCCGTATGGCTTCTAGGAACTGATGCACTTGTCCATGGCAAGTGGAGGTTCCTTCGGGAGTCTAAAGAGTGGCTAGAGAAGATCTCTGAGGGATACGACTTACTGTTCAACTTCGTGGATGAGAGAAACAAGCTGCATATCCGATGGATTGAGTGGCTTGGGTTCACCTTCATTCACCGTCATCTCCACTACGGGGCTGAAAAGCGCCCGTTCCTAGAGTTCGTGAGGATTGTCTAATGTGCGTGATTCAAGCCGGAATGTTGGGCCTGCAAGCTGCGGGAGCCGCTGCGGCCAACATGGCGTTAGTGACTTTGGCAACGACAGCAGTCTCCTACCAAGGTCAGAAGCAACAAGCTCAAGCCCAGAACGCCATGATGCGGCGACGGCAAGAGCAAGGCACTAAGCTGGCTGAAGAGAACTTTGCCAACCAGACCGGACAAGCCGCTGCACGGACCATGCAAGAGCGTGAAGCCGCTGCGGATGAGATCCAAAAGGTCGCCAGTGAAGGCCGAAAAGCTGCTGCTCTAGCCTCACTTTCTGCCAGTGAGCGCGGGGTTACAGGGCAAGGTATCGACCAAATCTACGCTGACTTTGAGGCGCAGGAACTCCGATACCAAACTCAGGTCAAGAGATCACTGAGCTTCCGTGAGCAAGCGATCCGAGACAACCTTGAGCAAGCCCGTATGGGCGCTCAATCCAACATTATGAACCTACAGTTCATGCCAAGAACAGGTCCAAACCTGTTGGCGGGTGCGCTGCAAGTCGCTGGGTCGGCTTACGGTGCTTACAACCAATACAGCTTCCAAGGGCCAGACCCTAGGATCACCCCTTCTAACGTAGGAAAGCCCTAATGGTAAGACGAGTAGTTGGAGCTTCTTCCGCACCTACCCCCGACTTTAGTCCCTATAAGGCTGTAACTCCTGCGGCGGGTATGACGGACTTCTACCGTCAACCAGGGACAATGGCGATCCCTGAGTCTGAGTTCTCTCAGGTAGCCTCGGCTCTACAGTCAATCAGCCCCACACTCAGTAAAGTCATTGGGGACCAAGCGGAAGCTGCGAACCAAACTGCGGCTGACCAAGGACGTATTGATGCTGAGAAGTTGGACGCAGAGCAGGCTAGGGAAGCCATGCGGGGCAACTTCAAGAACCTAGAGAAGAGCGGGAAGATCCCAGTAGGTGCATCGCCGTTTCGGCTTGCAGCCATGCAGGCGTCGTTGGGTAAGCAGGCGATTCAGAACGACCTTCGCTCGATCCTGAACGAAAACATTGGCCGCTTTACGGACCCGTATAGCAAAGAAGACCCCGCCGCGTTTGTCCAAGAGCAGTTTGCCAAGATTGTCGAAGATCGAGGCATGGATTTCTACGCCAAAGGCGCAGCGACGGAAGCGTTAGATCAGGTCGAAAGCGCGTTCTTGAACAGAGCTTCGTTGATGAAGTCTGAGAACCGTGCGGAGCAAGGCAGGAAAGACCTAACCAGTGATACCTTTGTCGGGTTGCGCCAGCCCACTCCTCCAGAGGTAAAAAACGCTGCTGAAGCAACTCAGTACTACCGGGGAAACCTCCAGAAGTTAGTGGATGAGTTCTACAAGACCACAGGCGAGTCGGGCCGCCCGCAAGTTCTGATGGGCCTGAAGGCCGCAGCTAAGTCGTTTGCGGATGCCGGAGATCGAGAGCAAGCGGATGCACTGATTGATGCCGCTGAAGGCGTCAAGATCGGTGGGCAAAAGCTCGGCGAAAGTGAATCTATTGCTTTTCAAAATCTTCGTGAAGAGGTCCACGACCGCGCAGATCGGGCGGAAGCCAAGGAAGACACCGACCGAGACCGAGCCATCAAAAACCGCAGCGTCGCAGTAAATAACGAGGCTTCTCGGCTCTACTCCGAATACCTAGGCATGGGTCCAGATGCCTTCCGAAAGGCCGACTTCGGATCGCGTAAAGACGAACTTAAAAGTCGCTTAATGGACAACGAAAAGTTGGACGAAGATGACGCTGAGTTGGCGGTAGCGGAACTGGTGAGGAGATTGGAGTCTCATCAGAGGCAAGAAGAACTGGACCCAGAAACCATGGCTAATGTTCTCAAAGTGATTAACGACGACAAGGTGCCCTTTGAGACCAAAATGACGATCTTGTCAGAGAACATGGCAGCACTCGGAGAGCAGTTCACCCCGCTCTATAACTCGGTCACTACTAAGAACAGCGAAAACAGAGCATTCCAAGCGTTCTACAACGCAACAACTAGCGACCGAAACACCTATATTAACGATGTGGCGGTTCAGGCCGAAAAGGCGGGGATTACAGGCTCGCGCTTACTTTCCCTCCGAGACGGGATTAGGGCTCGGGTTGAACAGGTTGCCCGTGATGTTTCTGGGATGGAGTTAACTGACGCGGCTAAAAGAGAGGAGTTCCGAAAGCGAGCCGAGAAGATCCGAGACGAAGCGGTGGAGATTCTTGAAAAGGAAGAAAGGCCCGAAGAGCCATTATCAATTCCTGCGGATGCTCCGCCGGATGTCCGCGATGCGATGATCCGTGAAAGGATGACGACAGCAGAAGGACAAGAATCTCCGCTTCCGAAAGCGGAGACCTCTTGGTATGTCGATGATTCTGACGCGACCATCAACATGGAGGTTCTTCAAAATGCTAAGGACTACGGCCCTGAGAGCGTTAAGAAGGCAAAAAGCACCATCTACAAAGACAGCCTAGCAGAAGAACAAAAGGCTCTAAAAGGCAAGATTCAGTTTGACCAGATGCTCCGCCGCAACCGGGCTTTCGATGTCTTCGGTATCGCAAGTTATGACACTGAGTTTCCTTTCACTAAGGAATATTTGCGGTTGCGTAGCGTCACGGGGTTCAGCCTTGAAGAGATCCGCAGCAATGAGGTTCTAAAGACAGGAGAGGGGCTAGGCATCACGATCCCTCCAAAAGTGCTTAACCCTAAGCATGTAATGCTGATTAGAAACATGCGATCAGCTAAGGCTTTAGATATTTACGCCCAGACTGAGGAAGGCGAGGCAAAGATCATTGAGATTATGAAGTCTCTGCCGAAAGACTATCGATTTATCCCTAAAGACCACACAGGGCCGCTCACAGGCCAGCTTCAAGACGCATTCAATAAGTTTGTTGAGCAGCAAATAGAAATCCTGGAGCGATACCGCCCTACTCAGGAGGCTAAATAACCATGGAAGAGCCAGCACAAATTGAAACGCTCGATGCTTACCTGAGAAGGCGTGAAAAGGAAAAGCAAGACCAAGGACAACTTGAGCAACTCCAGCAGCAGCAATACGAAGAAGACCTGAGCTTCTTCGAGAGTGTTGGCGACCTCGTAGCAGCCCCCTTCCGAGGGGTGGCTGGGGCTGCTGAAGGTGTCTACGGACTTGCTGATGCAATGCTTGGGGACATCCTGCCAGATGCGCCGGAGAACTTTGGTCTTGGGGGGTCCAAAAGTCTGGCGGGAGGCATGGTTGAAAGCATCGTTCAGTTTGGAACCGGGTTTATTCCAGGCTTAGGCGTCGCATCCGCGCTTGGAAAGGCAGGTAAGATCGGCAAGGCCGTGAACGCGGGCAACAAGGCCGTCCGATCCATGCAAGCAGCGGGTCGTAACGTCCCTGCGCTACTCCTTGCGCGGGGCATGGAAGCTGGCAAGTATGCGACAGCCGGTGCCATCGCTGACTTAACGGTCTTTGATGGGCACGAACAACGACTGTCTAACATGATCCAGATGGTGCCGGAGTTGCAGAACCCGGTCACTGAGTTCCTTGCGGCTAATGAGGAAGACTCTGAGCTTCTTGCACGACTGAAGGCTGCACTGGAGGGCGCGGGTCTTGGCGTTGCCGTTGACGGTGTAATGATCGGACTCCGCGCCTTTCGTGCGGGTGCCAAGGCGATGCCAGACAAGCAAGCTGCTTCGGTGGCTTTGGAGCAGTCCTTAAAAGAACAGGACGCTGCTAGGGCGGCTGCAAAAGAGACCGACGAAGCTGTTGAGGAAACCGTAGAGGCAGAAGCCAAGCAAGCAGTAGTCATCGACGACGACCTCAAGCAGATGACCAAGTCGCAACTGCGCGAGGAAGCCAAGAAACACCCCGGCGTCAAGCGCAACGGTAAGGGGGTCACTGTTCAGTCACTTCGCGAAGGGATCGCGGAAGGGCGTGCGGCTGCTAAGAAGGAGACCGGAGAAGGCGTAGAGCAAGCCGCAGAGGGCGCTGCCAAGCAAGTTGATGAGGCAGCAGAATCCGCCACCAAGCAAGCCGACGAGGCAGCAGAAGCCGCACCAGAGAAGACCGCTGACGAGATGCGGGATGATCTCACATCCTCTGAGAACGGCGGCGGCACTGCGGAGATGGTCGAGAAGTATCTGACTAGGCGCGTCGATGACCAGTTAAAGCAGTCAGAGAAGGCCGTCGATGAGTCGAGCCTGACCCGTGAAACCGGGGAGGTTTATGACAGAGAGGTCGGCGCTCAGTTCAAGAAAGACGCTGATACTGCTTTGGAGAACGCCAAACTGATCGACGAGGCGACTGGAACTAAGTTGACGGCGCTTGAGGTCCAGATCCGCGATGCGGGAGAAGTGACTGAGGAAACTCGGAAAGCACTTATCAAGAACCGCTACCGCATGGGGGCTATCCGCGAACTGATGGAGCAGACACGGGCGCGGCTTGAGTCTGTAATGGAAGTGGCGGTAGACAAGACTAAACCTCCGATTGAGACTCGAAAGAAGCTCGCGGAGTTCCTGCTGATGCAGAAGAACTTTAAGACGCTGTCGAACAACATCCGCGCTACTCAGAGCGAGTTCGGTCGCAACCTTCAGTCTATCCAACGACGGACTGGTGATACCCAAGCCGGAAGACTGGCTAGGGAGATCCCTGAAGAGTCACCACTTGAGAAGTTCTCGCTGGAAAACCTTAAGCAAGAGGAAGTGGTTAACCGGATCTTGGACATTGCCGGTGGCGAAGATGCTGTCCGAAAGGAAATAGAACTGTTTGGAGCCGCCTTTGCTAACAGCACCAGCGCAGGCTTGAAGTATGCCCGTGGCAAGGCGGGTTTGATGGGTGCGATCAACGAGTGGTGGATGAACTCCATCCTGTCAGGACCAACCACAATGATCGTCAACCTAACCGGTGGCCTAGCCACCACCCTGATGTCTCCTATTGAGAGAGCAGCGGGGTTTGCCGCCGTGGGAGATTTAGAAAAAGCCAGCGTTGAGTTTGGACGCTTGTTAGCCATTCCCGCGCACATCCGCGATTGCCTCAAGACGGCAAAGACGGCAACGATGAGTGGCGAAGGTGTCCTTGAAAAAATTGGCTCACGAGCCGATGACCAAGCTCCTGTGGGTGGATCGCAAATTGAACGGCTGATTGATGAAAGCCGTCTAACTAAAGACATCCCCGATGACAACATGGGGCTTATCGCTACTAAGTGGATGGCCCGTAACGTCGTCAACGCCCCCGGTAAGTTTCTTGCAGGGACCGACGAGTTCTTCAAGCAGTTGAACTACCGGACTACTGTGAAGGCTGAACTCTACAAGAAAGCCATTGACGCACGGAGGAATCTGATTGGGCCTTCACCAGATGGACCTGCAAATCTCAGCCAATTAGACGAATGGGTTGAGCAGGAGTTCAAATACATCGTGGATGACGGCCAGTTCTTGTCGTCTCAGAAGTTCGTTGAAGAAGCGGAAGCCAAGTTCGCTCGGAACGACCCGAACCGGCCAGTGAAGATCCACGAATACGTCACTGAGAAGATGCGCCAATACAGCCCTATTGCTGAAAAGGCGCTGGCTGCGGCTCGCGATGTGACGTTTACAACGCCTCTCAGCCAAGAGCGAGGGATGATGTCGGGTCTTGGTAAAATGCTGTCTGACGCCACAGGCAAGTATCCCGCTGGTCGCCTCATCCTCCCGTTCGTTCGCACGCCTACCAACGTGATGCAATACGTGTTCGAGCGCGTCCCTGTTGTGGGTAGAGGGCAAGGGTCCGCGATCCAAAAGCGTCTTGGTCAAATGTTTGCAGATGACCGCGCAGCTTTGCAGGGTCTTGACCAAGAAGCCCAAGCAGAAGCCCTTGGTCGCCTTGCAACAGGCATGACATTATTTACCGGAGCCACCGTCGCAGCAATGAACGGGGGGATTACCGGCGGAGGTCCAAAGGACTACAAACAACTCCAACTAAAGAAGCAGACTGGATGGCAACCCTACTCCATCAAGGTTGGCGACAGCTACATCTCCTACCAGCGACTTGACCCCTTCGCATCGTTCTTTGGTCTATCCGCCGACTTGGTGGACATCATGAACAAGGGCGACGAGGAGCAGCGCAAGGACGGGGAAGACCTTGCCTTGGGAGTAATGATGGCGATTTCCAAGAACATCACATCCAAGACCTACCTCAAGGGCATCAAGGACTTTACTGGCGTCCTGTTTGACCCTGAGATGACTGTTCCTGGGTTCGCACGACGGACGATCGCGTCTTTCGCTGTCCCCAACATCTTTGCCCAAATGGCAAGGTCGGGTCCGGACCCATTGATGGACATTAAAAACATGACCGACGCGCTGAAGGCGCGAATCCCTGGTCTGTCCGACGAAGTCCCTCACCGCCGCAACATGCTGGGCGAGGAGATCATGGACAACGGCACATACGCTGCCGTGGACCTCATCAACCCGTTCTCTTACTCCACCGTCAGTGACGACAAGATGATGCAGGAGTTCGACCAGATCGGTCACGGGTTTGCCGCGCCGAAGTCATTGAAAAACGGTGTGGAGCTTCGCAGTTACTTTAACAACCGAGACCAGTCTGCTTACGACAGGTGGCAAGAGTTGTCGGCGAAGACGCGCCTTAACGGCAGGACTCTGCGGCAAGAACTGAACAAGCTCATGTCGTCTTCTAAATACAAGCAGCTTCCTTACGAGCCAGTAGATGGTTTGGATAGAAGCCCAAGAGCGCGACTGATTCAGACCATTCTGAACAAGTATAGATCGAGAGCCTACTCCGAAATGCTTGACGAGTTCCCCGAGGTAAACAAGCGAGCCAAGATCGTAGACATGATTAAGAGCCGTCGCCGTGTCGGCCAAGACTACAAAGACCTTCTAGCACTCATTGAGGACTAACCCATGCCCAGCAACTCATCACCATTTAGCTACGTTAGATACGAGTCATCGGGTTCGGCTGGTCCCTACTCGATCAACTTCGACTACCTGTCTTCCAGCCACCTTTCGGTCAGTTTGAACGGTGTCACTCAGGCTACTTCGGCCTACACAATAGACACCAACGCCAACACGGTGACATTCAACTCTGCGCCCGCCGCAGGTGTAGTCATTGTGATTGAGCGTTCGACCCCAAAGGGCAAAAGCGCATTCCAAACGGATGTTGCAGACTTCTCGGACGGGTCCGTATTGACTGCGGAAGACCTAGATCAAGCGGCTCTTGGCCTTCTGTATGTAGCTCAAGAAGCGGACGACTCCGGCAATGCTAACAGTCTGAATAAAGACTTGCAGGACGAGAAGTGGGATGCGTCAAACACGACTATCAAGAACGTCCCGCTTCCTGCCTCTTCGTTAGATGCAGTGAACAAGGACTACGTTGATGGGCTGTCGCTCTACAACTCTCCGACACCGTTGCAGGTCTACACGTTCACGGGCAACACTACGGACACAGCGTTTGTTATGAGTCCTGCGCCTCAGTCTGCGGACCCTAAAGCGTTTATCGTAGACGTTGGTGGTGTTGCACAACGCCCAACGACGGACTACACAATCAGTGGATCAACGATCACGTTCGGGACCGCCCCACCTGCCGCTACCATCACAGTCCGAAACATCGGGGTAGCTCGTGACACCCTTGCACAGCCCATCGTTGCAGATGGAACGGCTAACAACAGCCTGACGGTTAAGGCAATCAACAGTCAGACCAGTAAGCTACAAGAGTGGCAGAACACCAGCGGGGTCGCTCAAGCTTCCATCGCCACCGATGGAGACGCGGTGTTCAAAGACGTTGCGGCTACTGGCAACATCAGCGGAGTAGGCGTCACTGCGTCCGGCAACATCAGTGGGGTAGGTGTCACTGCGTCCGGCGACATCAGCGGAGTTAATGTCACTGCGTCTGGAACGGTGACTTCCGCAGGGGCGCTTACTGCTAGCGGACTCCTGAATGTTGTTGGTGCCCTTCAGTTCAACGGGCAAACAGGCATCAAGATCCACGGAATCACTAAGTTCGATTTGGTTGACGCCAATGGTCAAGGGACGACCAATTCCGCGCCCTCACCCTCAGCTACGAACTCATCTAGTGTATCCGATGCCAACTACGTCCTATCAGGCATTAGAGCAACAATCACACCTCAGTCTTCTAGCTCTAAGTTTCTTGTTCTTGGCTCCATCAACGGGGCGGCGGGTGTTACTGGCGCACTAGTCGCCGACCAAAAGAGAGCCGGGGTCTATGGGACTATTATCTTGAACAATACGCCTTCAAACGGGCGAGGAAACATCCACAACGGGACTCGAATTGGAGCGCAATATAAGTGGCTTCAATATGTCACAGGTCCAAACTTTGTTCACGGATCTATACCAATCCAAACAATCTACGAACCGGCAAGCACAAACCAGTTCACATTAGATGTAGCGTTTCAAAGCTACTACGAAAGTAGTGCAAGCATTCTTACCAGTGAGTCGCGTGCTATTCTTGGCAACCGATTCGTTGTTGCAATTGAGTTCAGCAGCTAAGGACTAAACCATGACTCAAAAGATTGATACTTCGATGTTGGAGGATGTTGCCTCCAAGACTCCTTCATCGGCTCAAGACGCTGACGTTGGCAAGGTTGTCCAGCTAAACGCTTCAGGACTTGTTCCTGCGGAATATCTAGGAGCAACTGGTTTATCGGCAGTGGACGGTCGCCAGCTAGCTTTAGAAATTGCGGACCTTAAAGGCGCTACTCTTAACTTTGGTGCAGGCCAAGCTGATGCTTTTGATGCGGACACTATTGGAGCCACAAGCACCAATGAGTTCTACGATGCGACGAACGACTGGTATGAAGACGGCTCTAACTCAGACGAAGGAACATTTGGTCTGACTGGAGGGACGAATCATGCAGCTTGGGGCGACGGTAACAGCAACGGTAAGCATGTTGCACACCTAGACACAGTTGCAACCACAGGTAACCTAAGCAGCGTTAAGATCAACGTAGACAGCGTGTCTACATCGTTTAACGCGCAGTGCTCCGTTTACAGCAACAACAGCGGTAGCCCTGGGACCATTGTAGGCGGTGCAAGTGGCACTGTATCCATCTCTGAGACAGGTGATAAGACGTTCACTTGGGCTTCTGGCGGCCCTTACCTGAACTCGGGGAATACTTACTGGTTCATCTTTAGCGACGTTAGTGGCGGCTCTGGAAACGCGACGATTGACTACGCGGCCTACGACTCTACGCACTCCACAGGGAACCACGACACAATTACGTCGATCACGTCAAACACTAGCGCGACAGCCCGTGTTCAATTTGCGATTGCGGAGCACCCTTCGGAAGTCGAAACAATCGCGACCTACACCGGCCACAACAGAGGCGATGCAGGTATGTATGTAGAAGTCCCAACGACTTCCACTACAGCGGCACAGAGCTTCACGGTTTCGTCTACAGATCCAATCTCAAAAGTCCGCCTGTGGACTACAGCTTCAGGTCCAAACATCTCGATGAGGATTGAGACGGACAACAGCGGCGTTCCAAGCGGGACTTTAGTTGCCTCTGGTGCTGAAAAGGCTAGCACTGCGGCACAAGCAGGTGGCCACCCTCATATGGCGTTAACCACCCCGTTCTACCCCACTCCTGGGACAACGTATTGGGCTGTCTTCCAAAGCACTGATGACACTGCGCTACGCATCGGCTTAACGAAGCCAAACGCAGCATCTTCAACCTACGCTAACGGAAATGCTTACTGGACTGGTGGAGGGACTAGCGGCGACCTTGACATGTTGGTGTATCAACTGACGCAACCACGCAACATGACGTTGGTAAGCGGTGCAATGACTGCCGATACTGCACCTACTACTGGACGGATTAGCGTTCAAGCTGAGTTCGTTGAGTCTGCTACGGTCAACACACATATGACCGCAGAAATCAGCCGAGATGGTGGCACTACTTGGTCACTGGTGACACTGACCGCTGGAGCTACTAACGCCAACTTCACCATGTATTCCGGTGAAGCCGCGCTCTCCTCACAACCCTCTGGAACTTCCATGAAGTATCGGATTAAGACGCTTCAAAACAAGCGAATCCGCGTCAGTGGGGCTGTTCTGAGGTGGAGCTAAAGATGAACGACGAACTTATGTTGGCCTTGGGCCGTCTTGAAGGAAAAGTAGACTCTCTAATAAGCCGCCAAAGTGTGGTGGACGAAGAGATGCGTAAGTTTGACTCACGGCTTCGCTCTGTTGAGCAATCAAGAAGCTGGCTAGTGGGAGCAGCCGCCTCTGTAGGGGCGCTTGTTTCCGCTGGCTTTCAATGGATCACAAAGGGCTAACCATGCGAACCGTAGATTTAATGGACCAGACCGTCACTGGAGCAACGACGGGATCGACGTTTACCTTTGAAATGCCCAAGGGAAACCGTGGTGTTGTAAACTTCTTTCTGTCCAGCATTAACGACACCAACGGAAACGTGACGGCCCAACTAGAAGGGCGTCTATCTGACCGTATGGAGTTCGTCGTGGTGGATATTGATTCATCTGGGACTGATGTGGTCACGCTAACAAGCACTAACCACACGGTTACAGCCCAAGATATTCAGATTTACCCTCAGATGAGGGCCAAGGTAAACGCTGTTAACACCGCAACTAGCGCGGTTGTTGACATCAAACTTTCTAATTAGGAGGACAGTTATATGCCTAAAGGTGGTGGAGGTGACAGTGGCGGTGGTGACTCTGGTGGTCCGGTAGTCAAGCAGCGCACTCGTTCAGTTAAAGGTCGTCGCGTAGCCCGGAAAACGAAGCGTCGCGCTAAACCTAGTGGCGGGATGTCCGCTATGAAAATTGGAGAGAAGAAGAAGAAGCAGCAGGAGGGTAATTACTAATGATTGTCAAAACTTTGCTCGACCTTACGGGCCAAACTGCCGTTGCAACCGGGTCTACGTTTGACCTTGAAATGCCGAAGGGAAACCGTGGCATTGTCCAAGTCAAGGGGACTAACTACACCATGACCGCCTTAACGGTAACGATTGAAGGACGACTTAGCCCTAGCATGGACTTTGTCGCAATTTCTAACGGCGCAATATCGCAAAACGGGGAGGGATCAACTGCGGTTGAAGACATCCAGCTTTATCCTGAGATGCGAGCAAGAATCAGCACTTTTACAGGGACAACAGCCGACGTTGTCGTCCAACTAGGGTGTTAAGATGAACGAGAACGGACTCAAGGAGCTTCATAACGTCATTGCGATGGAACTCCTTGAACGACTGAAGAGTGGTGACGCAACTTCTGCGGACCTCAACGTGGCTCGTCAGTTCCTTAAAGACAACGGAATTGACGCTTCCACAGGCCAATCAGAGCCTTTGTTAAATCTGTCCAAAGTGCTCCCTTTTGACCCTTCGGAGCCTGTTGAAGACGTAGGCTAACAATGCGATGGCTACCCCTCCTGACGAATACGAAGACACCTCAAACAAGCAGACCTTTATCGTGAAAGACGAACGCGCAGCTCTGAAAATGAAGCGGGAGGAAGCGCGAGCAGCCCGTGAAAAATACAAGGCTGTTGTTGCGCGTGAACGAGAAGAGGCCAACGCTAAACGTGCGATTCAGCGGGAAGAGATCAAGCTAGAACTTGCGAAGCTACGGCTCAACCAAAGCGCGTCGGAGAAAGCGCGGACTAACTTGGCTCTTACTACTCCGGCGATCCTAGTTGTCTTGATCGGTGGCTTTATCGGGATGCTAGGGACAGGAGCCATCCCTGACGAGTCGGTGTCTGTTGCCTCAGCCCTGTTAACTCTTTTGGTCACAGGGCTTATGGCTAATCTCAGAAGTATTATTTCCGAGGGTAGCCCTACAGAAGAAAACGGTAACGGCCATGAGCCGAAGCCAAAGCTCCCTGCTAAGAAGCCAGAACCACCTAAGAAACCATGAAGAAGTTGATCTCTGTAGCAGCCTTAGTGCTGTTCTCTTCGTGCGAAGGCATCTCTGTTGCCGACGCATACGTAGCGGCTGACCAAGCCACCTACGACGTGATTGCCCCTCAATACCGCGCCTACGTGGAAGCTGACGAGAACCTTGATGCTCCGTCTAAGGCTTCTCGAATGCGCTTGGTAGAAACCTGGAAGATGCGCCTGGAGGCGAACAAGAAGTGAGTGACATGACCCCTGACGTTGCAGCCTTAGCAGACAAGCTCAAGGCTTCTGTTACTGATCCCACCAAGCAAGCGATGCTTGAAGCAATGGCTGCTGATGCCAGTCGAGTTGCCATGTTGGCGATGACTGATCCTGCTGCGGCTGAAGCTGAAGTTGCGATCATCAAGGCGACCATGGCCAACATTGGTCAAGCTGAAGCTGCTAACGCCGTTAAAGCCGTCACTGATTGGGTGGCTGACACGGTTGGTCGAGTGATGAGCAAGGCTCTTCCGGTCTGATGACGGACCCACGGCTCAAGGATTTCCGAAACTTCCTGTTCTTATGCTGGGAGCACCTCGGACTTCCTGAGCCGACCCCGGTCCAATACGACATCGCGGAATACATCCAGAACGGTCCAAAGCGCCGTTGCGTGATGGCGTTTCGTGGTGTCGGTAAAAGCTGGATCACTTCAGCTTTCGTTGTCCACCAACTGCTACTAGATCCCACCAAGAACATTCTGGTGGTGTCTGCATCCAAGCAGCGAGCGGATGACTTCTCTACGTTCACGCTGCGGCTGATTGATGAGATGCCCTTGCTGCAACATCTCAAGCCGCATGAGAACCAAAGAAACTCAAAGATCGCCTTTGACGTAGGGCCAGCCCCGGCTGCCCATGCTCCGTCCGTGACTTCCAAGGGGCTGACCTCCCAAATTACTGGTAGTCGAGCAGACATCATCATCGCAGACGATGCAGAGTCCTTGACCAACTCTGCTACTCAGATGATGCGCGACAAGATGTCGGAGCAAGTCAAGGAGTTCGATGCTGTGCTGAAGCCTGGGGGTGCAATTCTCTACTTGGGAACCCCCCAGACTGAAGCCAGTATCTACAACCAGTTACCAGAGCGGGGCTATGACATCCGCATCTGGCCAGCAAGGATGCCCACGGAAAAGCAGCGACTCGGCTACGGCAAACGCCTAGCCCCGATGATCGTTGATATGGAGCTAGAGGAGGGCGACCCAGTCGATCCAAAGCGGTTCAACACATATGACCTGCTAGAACGAGAAGCCAGCTACGGAAAGTCTGGGTTCGCTCTCCAATTCATGCTGGATACGTCACTGTCTGACGTAGACCGATACCCACTCAAGCTCTCAGACCTCGTAATTATGAGGCTCGACCGAGAGCAAGCCCCAGAGAAGATCCTGTGGGCTGGGTCTCCAGAGTATGCCTACAAAGACCTCCCCTGCGTAGGGATGGCTGGAGACCGCTACTACATGCCCATGGGCGTCTCTGGTGAGTTTATGAACTACCAGGGGTCAGTCCTAGCCATTGACCCGTCAGGTCGAGGTAAGGATGAGACGGCCTACGCAGTGGTGAAGATGTTGAACTCACAACTCTTCGTCACCGCAGCCGGTGGACTACCTGGGGGATACGACGATGACACCTTGAAGTCTCTGGCGATGATTGCCAAGGACCACAACGTCAATGAAGTCATCATCGAGTCCAACTTCGGTGACGGGATGTTCACCGCGCTGTTCCAACCAGTGTTGGCAAAGATCCACAAGGTCACCATCAACGAAGTCCGTCACTCCGTCCAAAAGGAGAAGCGGATCTTGGATGTCCTTGAGCCAGTGATGAACCGTCACAAGCTGATCGTGGATGAGTCGGTGATCCAGTCGGACTACAACTCGACCCAACACCTACCAGCAGACAAATCTCTCAAGTATCAGTTGTTCTACCAGATGACACGACTGACCAGAGACAGAGGATCACTGGCCCATGATGACCGTCTGGATGTCCTGGCTATCGCGGTCAACTACTGGACTGAACAGATGTCCAGAGATGTTGACGAAGCCGTGGACTACCACAAGAACGAGAAACTGAGACGGGATCTGGAGAGCTTTACAGAACACGTCCTAGGACACCAAGGAGACCGGGGGGACTCATGGATAAATACGATGAACTGAAGAGAGCGACAGACCGACTGGTAGACACCTACGATGACTACCTGAACCAAGAAGTAGTCCCTGAACTACTGACTCAACGGTTGATGGAAGTCACCAAGCTGGTGGACCACCTAGTAGGCCCTGAGAAGGCTGAAGATCCTCTCTAAGCCACGATCTTCACTGGAAGGTATCAACCCACCAGTAAAGAAGATCGTAGATCCTAGAGACCACTACAGCCCTCAGAGATAGGAACGACTCTTTGAGAAGCCCAGGCTTCTTGGGGTCGAAGAGCACTCAGGACTCAGGAAAATACCTTTCCAGATTCTAGTAGCGGAGATCTCCCTTACCTTTAGATCCAGACTTTTGCATCCTTGGCTGGGTTGTGGGGGGTAAGGGGGGTCTTCTGCTACACTAGGATCTAGGAAAATCACCATAAGTATCTATTAGTAATACTCTTAAGTAGTATTCTTATTAGTTATTCTTATTAGTACTCCTTCTTATATTCCCATCTATAGACATCCTAAGTCATCTATAGACAGCTAAAGAGAGACCATGGCCAAACCTAGAGACTACAAGAAGGAATACAGGGACTACCACAGCAAGCCCAAGGCTAGAAGAATTAACAACCTAGTCCGTAAAGCACGTAGGAAGGTTGGTCTTAAAGAAGGAGATCCAAGAGAAGTGGATCACAAAAAAGCCCTGTCCAAAGGAGGCTCCAACGGCCTGGACAACCTCCGTATCGTCTCTCGAAAGACGAATCGGAAGAAGGGCAATAAGTGATGAAACTGGTCCTGGTCCACTGGATCGACATCATCGGTGATGACCACAATCCTTGGAGCAGTCTGGAACAGGCCAAGGAGATGAAGCCTGAACCTATAGCCACCATCGGGAAGGTGGTGGAAGACAATGACCAACACATGGTCGTAGCCTCAAGCTGGAACGAAAACGGTGGACTGCTAGGGAACCTGAACTGTATCCCGAAGGGAGTGGTTCAGAGCGTTGTAGAAGTAGAGCTTGAGGATGTTGAGGATGTTGAGGATGTTGAGGATGTTGAAGAAGGCTGGGGAAGTTTTGGCTGAAAAATCTGACAGGGTTACGTATAGTGACTCAGCTGATTTACCCCCTATACGGTCCTACCGTATTCGATTGCGCTATGCCGTATCCGGCCTGGTCGTATTCGGTTAGACCGTATTCTCATTCTTGAGACCCATTTCCGAGATTCGAGACGCTACGATTACGCCGGATCAGATACGGTCGTATTCGGTTTGGCCGTATCTATGCAGCCAAGCCACACTGAGCGCCACCGATCACGGCCAAGCCCTAGAACTATGCGGCTACCGGTAGACTGTTTATCTACTGCGGTCAAAGGCCTAGCCAACTACGGCATCATCGTATTCGGTTAGACCGTAACACTATGCAATGATGCGTTCGGTCCTGTCGTATTCGGTTAGACCGTAACTATGCATCCGGTCCTGTCGTATCCGGTTAGACCGTAATCACTTACATTTGCCCGTCAATATTTTGTCGGGCAATTCTAAGATTCCGACAACCCCACTGAGCACGAGCGTTCGGTTTCACCGTATTTTACTATGCACTAT